TATTAAGAGCGTGAACTACAGGACTGAGCTCTTCACCGATGCTCAACTTGTTTCCTTAGGCGTGGTTACGGTCGCACCTGTCAACAGAAGGTATGATCCGGGCGCCGTGAAGGAAGTTGCGTGCGACATGAAAAATTGCACCGCCCGAAGTCTCGAGATTGAAGTGAGGCCTGGAGGACCGACTACTGGCGCTAGTAACCTCAACATTGATCCTAAATCCGCCGTCGTGAGAGGAACTGCTTATCTTGTTGGCACCACGGAGATGGCATCCGGTTGGTATCTTACGTATCTATCTTACGCTAATGCTACCATTAGAGGAGCTTTGAATGGCATTGGTATTCCTACGACTGAGATTGTTATACCTACGGCCCAGTCGGGTTACGAACATTCACTGGCAGCGTCATTCATTACACCTAGAACAAATAGCGCGGCGGCTTATCTCGGAGGTAGCTATTTCGTCTGGGACACTACACCTGGTTATTTTAAGGCCTTCTACGACACTCAGATTTTCCCGTTCAAGTCAGACTTGGATCTGAAAGAGGAATATGCTTTCGTCAAGCATATGGATCCAGGCGACCACGGAATTGGCTTCACGAACGTGAATGATGCTCCTGTTGTGACGACGGATAGGAAACCGCGCGTTGCGAGGAAGGAGATGGGTGAGGAGAAGTACAGTTTCGCTAGTCTCGTCGATAGATATCAACTTATAAGGAGTTTTCAGTGGGATGACTCGCAAGTTCAAGGTACGATCCTTGATACTCGGAGTGTCCCGTATCAGTGCATCGGTTCGACATCGCAAACCGCTTTCCAAAAGTTTTGTTATTGGAATGGTGATGTTGAGTTCAAAGTTCAGGTGCAATCGACCGGGTTCGTCTGTGGTAAATTGATTGTTGTATTTGCTCCTTTTTGCGACCCGGCGCGTGCTTCTTATTTGCAGTTGCCCTCGTTGGTGTCAATGAGCGTCGCCCCCAATGTCACGATTATGGCGGGGAACACGACTGAAGTGACAATGCTTATCCCCTATGCGCATTACAAAAATTATTTAAATACGGACGGAGAAACTGGAGATCCGTTTGCGCTGCC